TCTGCTTTTGGTTGTAACTGTCTGCCAACCGCCGTCAAAGAGCACGATAGAATTAGCATAGACTTCTGCTATCTTGTTTCCGTGTAACTTGACGATGCTGCCAAGGCGACCAGTAGCACCACATGTAAACGCATTTACTTCAGTATTACCTGAGCGCCAGTCTCTGCCTCTTTTAATAGCAGTGTTCATTTGAGTTTCAATTTTTCTCATGTGTGCTCCGTGTGTTTGTTTGTATAATAGTATAATAAACGATTTACTAGGTAAAGCAACCTAGCAAATCTATAGAAAAGATTAAATTAATCTTGGTCTGTGTAGCAACCTTCAACAACCCTAGTGCCGTTGAGAGCGTACCATACTAATTCAGCAATGCCATACTGCTGTGCCATGTCATAGCATAAATCATATCCAAAATCATTGGTTACTAACTCTTTAATGTTAGTGTTAGGGACTTCTACGAAATATTCAGTAATCATAATAAAAAAATGTAAATGTTTAAAAAGTGTTTATAATAGGTTTAACCCTTAAGCAAATATAGGGTTAGCATACTTGCTGCAAGGGTGTGGCGCATCAGGTGAGCAACCGAATGATGCTATAAATGTGTCTAACTCTGCAACCTCTGCTGCTGTTAGTTCATCGAAATCTACTGTAGCGATATGATCGACGCCCCACTCGGCAACCTCGAATACAAATTCCTGCCAATCGCAACATACATAAGCGACGTTTTCAAAGTTATCTGACTTAAGGATTCTGTCTGAGATTGCTTTTACTCTGTTCATAATAATAAAATAAATGTGTTTGATTTATACCCTAATTATAGGCGATCAGGGCGAAAAAGCAACCGATTACAACAAAATATTAAGGTAAAATGGACGGAAATATTATTGGCACACTATAGGTAAATTTTACCCATTTCTTAATGTTTCCTACATGTGCCAATTTTTAGATTGTCATATATGGGTAATTTACGGCAGTTACCTATAATATAAACTGCCGCCTGTCCAAGTTGCTTTAGCAGGATCCAGCGCTGCTTCTCTCTCTTTT